GGCCAAAGTGGCAATCCGGCACACCTGAGCTTGAGGAATGCACCCCGACTCAATATTGCCGCTTCTGTAAACACGAAGAGGTATGCCCAGCATTAGGTGGCCTCGTCGTCAGCGTAGCTAAGAAGCTAGACACCACGTTACCAGACATTGATCCCACTGACGTTGATGATCCGGCTCGTTTGTCGGAGCTATATAACATTGCGAGGATCGTGGAGAATTGGTCGATGGCTATTAAGAAAAAAACCTTGACCGCTCTCAAAGACGGAGAGAAGCTGGACGGACTCAAATTAAGATCTATGGGACGCACTCGCAAAATATCTGACAACATCGCGTTCGTAGAAATCGCAAAAACTTTCGGAATTGATCTGGACACATTGCTGGGAGAGGTTAATGTCCCCCTCGCCAAGGTGTCCAAAAAAGTGGACAAGACCGCAAAACAAGACTTTCTCGATGCCTGTGAAGATGCAGGTATCGTCGAAACTTCTGAAGAACGACATAGTGTCGCGAATCAGTAAACCAAAAAACCAAAAACCAAAACCTAATAACGAATATGGCTAAAACCAAAGAAAACGAAGTAGTGTCCACAGAGGACCGTGCCCCGAATGAAATCGTCCCCGCTGGAGCAGGTATCCAGATCGACGCTGAAGATATCGACATCCCACGCATTAACGTGTGTCAAAAGATGAGTAATTCCGATGCTCCTGTAGGGTCAATTTTATTTGACAAGGAGCATGAGATTGCTGCGCCTAATGTTCCAGTGAAAGTGATCGCTGTAGCAGCCCAAAAAGGTTGGCGTGAAAATATCCCATTCGATGACGAGGACATCCCTCGCCTAGCGTGGAGTAAGGAAGAATCTGAAAGACTAGCATTAGATTCTGATTACGATCTTAGCGAGTTTGCTGAGATCACACTACTAATGCAGCAACCCGAAGAAGGTGTTAATGATGATGCGTTCCAGCTCCCTATCGGGGATCACAATTACGCAATCGGCAAGATCAATGTAGGTAAGAATGCGTATCGCACTACCTACAAGCGTCTCGCCACCTTCGCAGCACTTCAGACGGGAGCTTCCATTCAAAGTAAAGTATGGAACCTCAAGTCAGAGGAACTCAGCAAAGGTAAATACACTTGGTATAACCCATCCCTGACAGCCACTTCTGAGGCAACTGACGAGAGTGTTGCAGCATTCATCAAAAACTTTTTAGGAGTCTAATTATGGAAGCTACAATCTCAATGCTCGAAAGTGAAGTGGCTTCGGTAGAACGGATCATCGAAGAGTCGCAAACTCAATTCGACCAAGCTAAGGACACTCTAACAAGGTTGGGGGTCGTCCGTGACGCACTCGAAGCGCAAATCACTTCATTGAAAGGTCTTCAGCCGGAGCTGGTCTTTTCCGAAGACGAGTAAACCACACATATCAGGCCCACCTTTGCCGTGCGGAGGTGGGCCTTAATATGCCCAAATATAACTAAATATACGAATAAATGATTACTTACGCATTAGACTACGAAACTTACTACGATAAGCAATGTTCCATACGGATCTTAGGGCCGAGGGGTTACTTTTCACACTACGACTTCGACGCATATATGGTCTCCGTGGTCGGTGATGACGGTTACGAATTTGTAGGTCACCCCAAAGATTTTGATTGGTCCCTCTTGGACGGGAATGTCGTCCTTAGCCACAATGCCAGCTTCGATGAATCTCTATACCTTTACGGAGTAGAGAAGGGCTGGTGGGACAAGTGCGAACCTGCCGAATGGCACTGCACTGCTGATATGGCTGCTGCATGCGGCCTCCCACGGTCACTAAAAAATGCTACCGCTAAAGCATTCGGCCTTGAGATCTCCAAGACCACACGAGACAACATGTCTGGTAAGCGATGGGAGAACATGACTGAGGAGTTCAAAGAAGAAGTCCTCAAGTATGCTCTAGATGACTCACGTCTGTGTCTCCGCCTATGGGAAGCTTACGGAGATAAATGGTCTGACTTTGAGAAGAAAATCAGCGTAACCAACAGACGCATTGTTCAAAGAGGGTTACCCATCGACTCAACAGCGTTGAAAGAAGCTAAGGTGGTGATCAATGAGAAACTTTTTGAAGCAGAATCAGACATCCCTTGGGCTGATGAGAAACCACTACTGAGCAGGAAAGCCTTTGACGAGCATTGCATCAAGCTCGGCCTTGAACCGCCTGCATCCCTAGCTGCCACTGATCTAGACGCACAGGAGTGGATAAAGAAGAACGGGAACAAATATAGGTGGGTTGGTGCGGTTACCAACTGGAGACGTATCAACTCAATCAAAAAGAAGCTCGATAGCTTTGACCACGCCACTATGCCTGACGGCAGGTATTATGGAGGTCTCATGTATTTCGGAGGGCATACCGGTAGATTTAGCGGTAGCGGCGGTAACTTAAACCTTCAGAATCTTCCGAGGGAAGCCATGTTCGGTGTGAACATGCGTAACCTTATCGCGGCTCCTAAAGGTCGCAAGCTAGTCGTAGTTGACCTCTCGCAAATTGAGGTCCGCACTTTATGTTGGCTTGCGGGAGATAAGGACACTATGGACGCTATCGCTAAGTCCGATGACATCTACGAAGCTTTTGCTATACAATTTGGATTGTGGTCTTCTGACAAAGGTCCGCTGAAGAAAGGCGACCCTAAGCTTAGACATAAAGTCAAAGCCCTTGTTCTAGGTTGCGGGTATGGGGCTGGCCCCGACCGATTCGCTGAGACGTATGGTATGCCCCTCGAAGAAGCTAAAAATTCCGTGGATTTGTATAGGACTAAACTCCACAAAATCCCCGAGTTTTGGCGCGACCTAAACGACACTATCAGGTCAGCACATGACATAATCATGAGCGATGTGTCCCTCCGAGGGTGTGATGAAGCCCGATTGAAAATTGATTTACCTTCAGGGCGGAAACTAGACTATGGTTACATAGGGTATGAGTGGGGTAAAAGGGGTGCCCAATACGTCGCGATGGTTAATCGAAACGGTAGGACACTGCCGATGATATTGTGGGGAGGCGTATTAGCCGAGAACCTTTCCCAAGCTCTTGCTCGCGACATCTTCTCCAGTATGATGCTCGAAATAGAGAAGAGAGGTATTAAGATTATCTTTCATGTCCATGACGAGGTAATTGTCGAATGTGACGAAGCTGATGCGGAAGACACCCTCGAAACTCTAACTAAAATAATGTCCACCCCACCTGAGTGGATTCCTGATATTCCCCTCGACGCCGAGGGCGATATCGTCGATAAATACACAAAATAAACTACCGATGACCTACCGATATATTACTAACTTGAGGGACAGCTCTGCCAAGAAGTCGAACGACCTAAGCAAGCTCCCAACTGGAAAGCCTAAGTTTAAATCTAAGGCCGCTTACCGCGAATGGTGTTCAGATAATAAAACAAACCATGTATTCTACTCCTGTGTGGAGGGACGCGCCCCCGCTAAGAGGGTCAGCGGAGATAACCCCGCCCACCGAGTGCATGGGGTAGTCGCTGATTACGATTCGCCAGTGGATTGGACACGTTTCAGCCGCCTTCTGGAAACCGCATGCAAAGGCAAAGTTAAACCTACTTGGTCCTCTAAGACTTATAGTGGCTACCTCAGATTGGTGTGGGAATTTGAAGACCCGCTCCCAATCGACCCTTCGATGTATGACTCTTTCATGTCGAACATTATCAAAGCCCTGAGAGCCGATAAGCTCTTTGCAGGGTTCGATAAATCCTCGACTAGAGCTAATCAATATTTTGAATTAGGCACTGACTGGGTTAAGGAAAACGGGTCAGTCCCGCAAGACATCGTATTAGCGGCGTTGTCAAAAGCAGTGGCCACTAAACCGCCAGAGTCCTCAGATACTTCGATACCTATTGATGTAGTGGCGTCTGAAGTCGAATCCCGATTCCCGAATCGCTGGTTCGGTGATTTTGAAGTCGGGAGTCGGGGACCACTGTTCTGGATCGATGATGGCATCGACCGTGACGGTTGTCAGGTTGTTGAGGATGGCATCGTCTGCTTCAGCGATAGAGCTGGTAAAGGGTTCATGAGCTGGTCAGACATCTTCGGCGGAGCCTTCGTCAAAGACTACGAGGATCGTAAGCTGTCCAATCTCCTTAACGAGTATTGGTTCAACGGTAAGTCATTCTTTAAATTACTGTTTGAGGACGCTGTCACTATTCCTAAAGACCAACTCTTACTGGAGCTACGGCAAGCGGGTTTCTCTACCAGAGTCCGCAAAGGTCGGACTATCTCTGAAGTAGAAGAAGCAATCCTTATTATTAGCAACAGTAACCGGATCGATGAGATCGCCCCAGTCGTGTTCTCACCAGAACGAATCGTGTCCTACAACTCCAGCCGAATCCTAAACTCATCCAACCTCAAGGCGGTTGAGCCTGACTGCGATGGCAGCGTTTCTAAATGGCCTTTCTTGCATCAGTGGATCGGGCAGTTGTTTGAAGACCCTAATAACGAGGTTTTAGATTATTTCTATTCGTGGCTCCAAAGGTTCTACATCGCAGTCCTTGAGAAAAAACCGTTGCAGGGTCAGGCTTTGCTTCTGGTGGGACCAACAGGCCGAGGTAAATCCCTCCTGTCGAACATAGTTATCAGCGGACTCGTTGGCGGTTTCTCTGACGCATCTGATTACCTTTCAGGGCAGACTAAGTTCAATAAGGACTTAGGTAAGGTGGCTTCTTGGGTAATCGACGACACAACGTCGGCAGCGTCTTTCGCGGATCAGCGGAGGGCCACAGAACTGCTTAAACGATCAGTAGCTAACCCTAGGGTAGAGTATATGGCCAAATACGCAGACGCTATGTCCATTCCGTGGACGGGTCGGGTAACTATCTCTCTTAACATGGACGCGAACTCTTTATCAGTGATCCCGTCTCTAGACACCAGCAACCGTGATAAGCTCATGGCCCTCCTCGTTAGCGAGAAGTCTACGAAAAAGTTCGCACCCAACGCGCAGCTAGAAGCTACTATTAAGGATGAATTACCTCACTTAGGTAAGTTCCTACTCGACTGGAAAGTTCCTGACCACGTAGCGGATGTCGGAAGATTCGGCGTAAAGTCGTATATCGAACCCCTCATCGAGCAAGCGGCGTATGATAATTCCTACAGAAGCTCCATTTCTGAATTGATAGAGTTCTTCGTTAAGCGGTGTCGCGATGCCTTCCCTGAACTCCCAGCGTGGCGTGGGACATTGACTGAGTTTCAAGTTGCAATCCAAGATTTCAACAGCGGTCGTAATGTCGGTATGTCGAATAACTTAGAGTTTATCCGACGTGGTATGTCCACTCTTGAAGAAGCGGGACGTGTGAATAGCCGGATACGCCCCATCAGATCGGTAGGTCACGGCGGCGGTAAGATGTGGACGATATCCCTCGGAACAGAGTTCGATATCGATGCCGTAGAAGCTACACACAAATAAGCATTCGATGGATCTAGAAGAACGCTTCAGCTTCCAAGGGCCGGATGAAAACGGTTATCCGCTTACTTCCCTCATACACGCGCATGAGTGCGTGGGTGATTTTTGGTCAACCCTACAGGAAGCCTTGGTGCAAGCAGGGGGAGACCCTGAGCTAGCTGAGTTCGGGTCTAGTATGTCATTAAAAATGTTCGCTGACTGCGTAGCCCCAAATGGACTCAGAATGGTTTACTTCCCCGAAGCTACGATGGACGATAGTCGCAAAGTAACTAGTAGTTGACCTTAGTGGCAAAAGAATCAGGGCGGCGGGTAACACGTATCGGTAGGTGATACCCGTCGCTTTTAAAGGTGAATCCGTAATCGTCGGATTCACCTTTCTTTTTGAAATACTTGGGTTTCCCCACCCCCTCATTGGTTGACCACCCACATAACCACACTTTAGATAAACTACTGTGGACCCTAACGAAGTAATAAATATCAGCTTGAAGACCTTTGGATTTAGTAGTGGTCACAGAAGACGAGTAATGCACCATCGGTCTGCTGGAACACGTCTTAGCTTTGATGTCAATTTTGTGGCCGTTAATCTCGTAGTCGTGGGAATAACTCTTATCTCCTACGTATTTAGCTTTAGGAAAAAAATGCTCGAAAGCAACTTCCCCCAGAAATCCGACCATACGACCTTTACCTCTAGTGAATGAATTTGATAAAACTCCCAACTCTTCGGAACGACGATAGGCTTCACCGACATCTTCCGGTGTAGGTTTATAAACAATGAATCTACTCATGAGCTGCGC